CGTTACTGTCAACATAGAATATCCGGCCCGTCCCTCTATTGATGCCGGAATTCGTAATGTCGGTATTCAGTGTGTCTATCCACCGACGCAGGCTCTGGTCGAAATTCCCGGCCTGAACTGTGTTGAAATTGATTTCATTGAGATTAACTGTGGCCATTGCGGGCACAGCTAACAACAACAGCATGATAATAAATTTACGCATTCCTGGCTCCTTTCTTTAAGAGTCCATCATTGTAAGCCTCGACTTCATCGTTGTATTCGTCGTTGATGTCCATTCTTTCCGTCAAGGCAGCTTGCGAGGCGAATAGTTCCGTGAGGACTTTTGCAAGCTCATCTTGTGTATCCACCTCATTTCTTCTTACGATTCGTACCTTTTCCATTAGACTAACTCCTTGTGAAGTAACTTTGCTAACAGGGCCTCATCGAGGACTATTCCGAACTTCGCTTCCTGCGGTGCCTCGTCAATGAACTCGAACGTGAACCGAGGCTTCGTGCCCGTGCGAACGGTATCCTCACCTTTGCCGTCGCCGCGAGGCACACGACCGTAGATGGGGAAGATGGCTCTTTGCGGCAAAAACTTTCGCACAAGCCAATCGGGCAGGACATGAACCTTGTCGGGGATGAAATCAAAATGATACTTGCCGCCCGGACAACAGGACACGTCAACATCGTCCTGTTCAAGGTTCCTGAAAATGTAGTAACCTTTCTTACTCGCTTCGATCGCGAGTGTCTCCGGCGACGGCTTCGGTATCTTCTTTTTCAACCCGAGGTCGCGGCGGGCCTTTGCCAAATCGAGTTCGGTGCATACTTCCGGCAATTCTACCGGGATGCCAAGCGACTCCGATTCGACTACTATTTCGGCCCGCTCCTGCTTCATCCGCTGTTCCTGCATGATCTTTTCCCGTTCTTCGATTCGGATTCGCTCGGTATCGGATATCTGCTTTCGCTGGATAGCCTTTACGACCTCATCCTTGTCCATTCCGTCCACGTCAAGACCGAGTTTCACAGCTTCGCCACGCAATCTTTCGAGTTCGGACACCGGCGCGGTGTCGTGCTCCGCCGTAGAAGTTTCCGAATCCTCGGACAGATTGGTCCCGTTGGGATCAATGGCGGCGGCAATCTCATCTTTCTTCATGCCTTCGGTATCGATGCCAAGGTCTTTGGCTTGTTTTTTTAATCTGTGATACTCGGCTGCGCCCGGATTGCCAGTTTTTTTAACTTGTTCTTCCACGATAAGTCCTTTCGGTAAAGTTAAGGTTAAGCGTCAGGGTCAATACCGTCGGTCCAGCCGTCAACATCGCCATGATCAATTGATTGGTCAGATTGCATGGCCGTGTAATACATTTCCTGGCCATTCGTCTGTGGTGTAGCAGCAATAACTACGCCCTGGTACCCGAGACGCTGAACATCCACGTCGACGCGCTGCCATACGGTCGAACTGTCGGTTACGTTTTCGCCGACTGCGTCAGGCCATATTGGTTCTGTGGAGGCCGAAGTTCCAGCGGTTACGCATTCAAAGATTGCGCCTCTGTCCGTCGGGCTCGCCGTCGATGGCCTCACGTAAGTACCAGGAGCCGTTGCAGTACGCGCCGTTGCGGCATCGCCAACAGCCTTAGTCCATGTGGTAATCGTCGGGCCTTGCGTCCCGGTGTCGTAAGCAGTGATACCGGCTGCATCACCTATGACCGTCTTTGTCCCGGCTGTGTCAAGGATACCTTCCTGGGAACCACTCGCTTCATCGGCTTCCTGCGCACGCCACCAATAGTACAGTAATGGATTCGTTGCCCCGAGTTCAGCCATGAAGAAGAAGTCAGGGATAAAACCCAGCGGCAAATTGATCAAACTGCCGTCTGGCTCAAAATGTCCAACTTTTATTCTGCTCATTGTCAAATCCTTTCCTTACACGGTCGTCACGAGGACGTGACCGAAGTTATCATTGAGGATTCGGGCTGCGAAGTTTTGCAGCCAACCGAGGGTGGTGAACCGCTGCAATGGCGAGCCCACCTTGTCCTTTGGCGTGAAAATCAGTGGCCGCGCCGCCGAATTCCCGTCGATCTTGACCGTACCAAAGAACTCCTGACCGAAGATCAGGTTCTGGTACCCGGTCGTGGCGTCCGTTCGTGGCGCGTTGGTCGTCAACAGCCATCTTACATCGCCAGTGTTCCCGAACTCATCTTTGAACTGATTCGTGGGCGATGCGTAGCTGGAAACGTGCTTGAACCCGCTGACAGCCTCGAGAGTTGGCCGCATTGCCGTATGGCCGATGCCAATGTACGACGCCCTGATCGGAGAGGTCGCTACCTTTTCGGTCGCATTGATCTGGCTGGTAATCATCCGGGTATTCTCACCGACAAGATTGGTGACAATGGTGTCAATGTCCATCTTGTTGATGAACGTCGCCGTGCCAGTGCCATTGGAGGCCGTAGTCTGCGAAGCGGTCCCGCTTGCAACGTCTCTGCCGAGCGTGTCCAGAGTCAGCGCCATATTGTCGATAAGAACGTCGGCCATCTGGTTCTCGTCGTCCGTGATACCCGTAAAGGTCATCCACGAACTCGTGACGATATAAGCCCCGTATTCTTTCAATACGACCTGGATATCGGTTTTCGCCAGCAGGATCGGTGCGGGATCAACTCCCTCGATCAGCGGCACGGTCTGGGCGGATGGATTCGACCACCTACGCCATTTGTTGGTGTCCCCCATGCGTTGACCCATAGAGTCTTTCTTGGAGAACTGGTTGTACAAGAAGGCATCAATTACCCTTAGCAACACCTTACTCTGATAGAAGATGTTGATAGGATGATTGATCCTTGTCGTAGTGTGCATGTTTTTATTAGTTGGCATTGTTCATCCTTTCTTGTTACTGAATTTCGCCGGCTGCGAGACGACGCTCAATATCGTCAACCTGTGCGCGGGTCATCAGGTCTTGACCTTGAGTCTGTTCGCCTGACCCACCACCACCTGCGGCCGAGCCGCCAAGGGGCTGAGTTGCAGTGTCGACGCCCTGCCGAGTCTGATGCTGCTGTAATGCAGCATGGTTCTTTTCAAGCTCGCTGAGCTTTCTTTCCTGCATGACAATATCGTACATCGCCTGTACGCTCGTACATGCTCCGGCTAAATGTGGCTTTTGGAGTATTATGGCCGCGAGCTCAGGGCTCGGAGTCATAACCTGCCCGGTCGAAGGGTTTACACTCCCGACAACCTGTAAAACATCCGAATGTGTTGACACGAACTGCTGATTTGCAAAAGCCACGTTCTGCTGCTGACTCATAGCCCGGTCGATCACGTCTTTGCGAGCCATGACCTTGACTATGACTTCACCATACAGGTCGTCGGCAGTAGCGCCGCAATCCTGCATGGCCTGCTCCATAGAAGTTCTTGGGGCATTTTGCTGAGGCGCGTTCTGTTGCCCGGTCATTTGGGCCTGCATCAGTTCAAGTTGCCTTTGTGCATAAGCGGCCTTTTCTTCCGCTTGCTTGCGTGCATCAGCTTCCACGTTCTTGGCCTCGATAGCCGTTTTCAGCTTTGCATAGGGCACGGGCTTGTTAGGGTCCGACCCATCCGCTAACACATTCTGATTCTGCTCATCGACCGATTGAGCCTGTAGGTCTTGCTGGTTGACCGCACCAGCACTGTTTAAGTCTGGATCAGTGACCGGCTGATCGGTGTTTAAGTCGTTTTCTGGCATCTTACTATCCTTTCGTAAAGGTATTAAAAAAACCCTTGCGCGTATCCCACAATGGAATACGTCGCAAGGGTCCGTTTTTCGGGTGGTCCTTATTGTTTATTTAGTTGTTAGTCAAAGAGGTAATATGTAAGCGTTTTTCTTACAAACAGCATACCATACACCATCGATCTCTTCAAAGCTCAGTATCTCTTGAACTTTTTTGCATTGAGCCATTGGTACGGCTTTTCTTATTCGTCTGTCTTTTTTATCGCTGGCCTTCATCCTGCCTTTATCCGTTTTTCGATATCTCTTAACTCATCGCATCTTTGCTGATGTATCTCGCCATCCAGTCTATGCGACACCATTTGGCAGTCAAGTAATGCAAGAAGCGAGAAAGTCAATGGATCACTTTTACCAAGAGTACTGTTTTGGAAAAAATGCCCACTAAACATATCACTGTCTTGTACCGCCGATCCGAGTCCAATAAAATCCTTTTTTTCCTGCAATCCAAACATAACATTTTCCTTTCCCTATTTTTTAGGTATCAGAATTATCACTCTCGGAGATAGCACCAGCTACCATCATAAATATCATCCAAAGCCAGAACAACGATATATAGTATGAGCCTATTTGCATCGTCTGTCCTTGATCTCGTTGAAGATGAAGTAAAACACTGCAATCACCGTTATACAAATCATGCCATGAGGGACGCAATCGCCATCGGAATCACTTAACTTCGCCAGCAAGAGCATAGCTGTAATGCCCATAGCACTACGCTTACTCACGCCGGCAGTATCCAGTAAGCCGTTCTCAGGCATTGTACACCTTTGTCTCCAGTAACGGCCCGCGGGCAGAACTAATAGCTATACCTGCCGTCATTGCCATTAACGCGCCTGCTGCTTCAATATAATTCGCAACCTCTATAACATCGCTTGTTCGCGGCAGATTCAATTCGCAAGTGTTTTCTCTAACTACAATTATAGGGATTCCCGCTTCAACACAGGCATAGTGAGGCCTACCCCAACAGCCGTGCGGAGATATCACCACGTCTATATCATCCACAGATAATCCATCACCGATTCGCGGGGCTCCATGAAGTCCTTTTAAGATGCAATGTAAGTAACAACTACTGACCGCCTCTGCCGACATGGCAGGTTTAACTATACTATAAAATATCTCATTTTGCGTTTCGACACTCGCTCCCTCTATGGGTGCATGGGCCACAGGCATATCAAGTTTTGACGCTATCAACTTTGAAGCCTTCGCTTCGACCCCCCCCCACGGATTTGTCCCGCCTTCGGCAAAATACTTTAACTGCACCTCGTCAGATACCTCAATCAGCGAAGCTATTGCAAGAGCATCAAAATCATATTCCCAAACCTGATTAACAAGTTCTTCCCAACCAAACACGTCGCCAGTAGCAATCCCGTCCCTGACTTCCCCTATCATCCTTAGGGGTGTTTTCAATTCGACAACTTCTATACTTGCCCCGATAGTCGCCCTTGCTGCCGAAACCGCGTTAATCGTCTCTGGTTTTGCGGGGGCATTTACAGCCAGAAGTATTTTATTTTGGCGGACTTCTTTCAGTTCAACCGACCCCTCAAGGAACCTGTCAAGAATACTGCCTTCTACATACAATGAGTTCGGAGGCATTTCATTTATATCAGACGCATTGACAACGTTCGGATGCAATATGAGTTTGTTGCAACAAGACGCCAATAGTTTCGCGGCGGGCGTGGCATCCCCAGCATGGCCACCAATCTTGCAGCCGATACCTGTCGGAATTATCATTACTACATTCATATTACCCACGTATGACTAACCTCGAAGTTGCTCGCTTCGCGTTGAACCATTCTTTTGCAAATCGCTTTGCTATATTTCTATCGAACGGGTTACAACTAAATATGTTTATGTAGGCGGCGCCAGTAAGTTCCAGTGTGTGTATCAAAATCGAACTCTCCATCAAAAACTGAATAGCAGTGTACCCCTTAGTGATGGGCGAACTCTGGCATTCCTCTAACGGAACCCCGTCGTCATCCCACGGTTCAGAACGGAATTTACATGGTGTCATCCCGATAGCCTTGCATAGGCCACGCCCAAAATCCCGCAAACTCTTACGGCTGAACAGCGAGATATCGCATCCATATAAATCCACTATCAATTCCGGGCCATAAGCCATTACTTATTCCTCTTCACTATCCTTCAATAACCCACCGCCAAACGTAATCCATGTAGTGCAGAGAATACCACAACAACAACGTAAACCGCGATAAGAACGTCTTTTAGGTCAGTGTCCATAACATATAAACAGACCCGCCAGCCACAAGCAGCCAATAGTCTGCCAGCCAGTCCGATACGATTCCTTTTAGGTACTTGACAGTCTTATTCTCTTTCTTGGGGTTCGATGCGGCATTCGCCAACGGCGTAGCGGCAAACGGGCCGAATCGCTGACCTGGAGGAAACGCAGATTGTTGGAGCAAGGCTTGCTGGGCGAGCAATCCGCTTCCTAATCCTTGCTGTGCTCCACCAAAAAGACCGCCAAACGGCGACCGTAGTGCTTGTTGTTGCAAGGCCATCCGCTGCAACAACTCGTTATGGTGTGCCTGAAATGCTGCATCACATATCTGTTTATTTACCATTAGGCGCACGCTCCGGATTAATTATGCCACTCTGTTTGATATTGAAGTTTACGTTACTATGATTCTTGGCAAGATTCAAGCTAATCTGCAAATTCTCTTTCGGCCATGCGTCTTTCAGAGCCTTATTCGCCGTAACCAGTGCCTTTTCTTGTTCCGCGTTCATCGCTTCTTAATCCTAATATACGGCAATTCGCCTGTCCTGCCAGCCTTAACTTCCCATCGCAGGTCTTTCTGTTCACAACTGTATCGACGGCAAGCGTCCGTCAATGCGAAGAGAAGATGTCCCCTCAAATCATCCGGCATAGTATCGCAGGACGGCGGCAGAGTTATATTCGGATCGATTGGGGTTTCAAGAACCTTGGTCATCAGGGATCCTTTCGATCTCATAACCTGTCATGCCTGTTAATGTATTCCGTATCACCCGTGCCCGTAGCTGCTCTGGATGACATTCAAGCCGCTTAGCGGCATCGATCATCATACCGCGGAGTTCTTTCTTTGCTTTCCGCTGTAGGTCTTGGAGCGGGGTTGATAAGGTGGCTATTTTAACCATGTCGCGTCCTACTCTTAACTGTTTGTCGCCTGCGGTTATTGGCGGTCTGCCTCTTACGGTTCGCCGCACGCTTTGCTTTTGTGTGCTTAGGCATAGCTTACTCCAGTTTCATTAAATCTGCAATCACCCAACTAACATCTGATATGACATCCCCGAACTGGGCATGGGATCCTGCAAAAATGTAATCTTCGCTCCCATTGAGGGGCTTACATTTCGAACCCCTCATGCCTCTTTCGACTGTGCTTATCTCCGCAACCTCATGGATAAAATTTTCTAATATCTCACGATCCGAAAGCCTTTTAGTGCCAACTGTAATGGTCGCATCACTATACGAGAATGACCCGCCGGCATATTTATTATCCCTGATTACCTTGAAAGGTATATTATTAATTATGACTTTCTTTGGCAACCGTATCATGCCTGCCCTCCTGCCGGCGGCGTCGCCTTCAAATTAGCAGTCTCCAGTTTAATCAGCGAATCCAACATCTTCTGCACCGGCTCGGCGCCCAGCTTCTTGATCTCGGTCAAGGTCTTTGCCCTGTTCAATCCAGCCTGAGACCGCGATTCCTGTGCGTCTGCGATATCCTCCTGCGTCTTGGCTATCTGTGTGGCTGTAACCGCCTGCATTAGCTGGTTATTGAGAGCCTCTTGCTTCTGTGCCTCTTGCTGGGCCTGCTGCTGGGCCTGCTGGGCTTTCTTGATAGCCTCCAGCGTAGCATTCTTGAACTGCATCGGGCTCGCCTTGATCAGCATGTCGAGCGTGATAATACCCTGCGTGTCTTGCGGGAACTCTCGCTTCAACTCCTTCAGCTCCTGATAGTGCATATTCTGCTGACTATCAGTGAGTAATCCTTCAGTTGGAGTGCAGTCAAATCTCGCCAAGTCCTCTTCGTAAAAACCGGGAGCAACTTCTTGATTGAGTATCTTCTTGACCCGTTGCGGATCGTAATTCAATTGCACCAACTGCACCTGCTTACGCCCCAGATCACGCTTTGAAGCTCTCAGGTCCTGGAACATCCACGCCTGGCCAGTCAATGCCTGACCTGTTCGATAAGCATGGAGAACGCCCGGTATATCTTTATCGTCGGACCCGAATATCTCTTGATTCAGTCCGCCAACCTCGGTCTCTGCTCGGTCGGTTGCTTCCAGCGCCGCAAATAACGATTGCGGAACCTCGGCGCCCGTAGTCTGTAAGAATACCTGCTCAAGCGGAACGTCCTTGCCGTCATCGTTGATGTGAAGGACAACGCCCTGGCCCGACTTGTAAGCGTCTTCCGGGTTCCTCAGGAATTGGTCTTTGATGATTCTCAGATTCTGCACCTGGCTCTCAATGATGTCATATATCTGGTTGATCCTGCGGTTGAACGCCCGCTGCGGATCCCTCAGCCCCCTCACAAATGACTGTAGCTTAAGTTCGGTTCGCGGCTGCTCCGGACACCAAAGGCCATGTACCCAGACATAATTGAAGTCCCGCAGTTTCAGCGGATTGTCGCCTTCCCAAAGAAGCTCGTCGTCAAGGAAGATAGTGAGTTCAATCTTAGGTTTGATATCCCTGAACTTCACGAGTGCGGGTGTCCCGTTGGGTAGCTTGAAGTTGGCTATTATCTGTAACGCCCGCTTCCGGTCGCCCTGCCCAAACTCTTTCACGAACTCAGTAAAGACTTGCTTCTCGCCCGTGATGCGATGCTGGACTACCGACACCTCCTCGATTGTCCGATGCCACCACTGCTCAAATAGCCGCTTCTTGGCCTTATTCTGCATTGCCGGCGTGCCCTGGAACTCCCAGCGGCTTGAAGTGGTCAATGGATCTATGTCGTCGATCAGGTCGGCTCTCGTCGGGACAAGCATCTTGACCTTCTCGGTTGATACCCACTGACCCGTCAAGATATCCTGACAGTCTGACAGGTCTGGCTTCGACAACCCGTGATCAAGTAAAAACTGATTCCAACCCAGCCGGCCATACTGTATCAGCCCATCCCGGTCCCTCCACATCTCCATTAGGTTCGAGCCCTGGACCAATGTCCCCCACTTGAACGCTTCCGACAACGTGTCATGTCCACCATGCCGGGCCATGAGCGACATCGAGACGCCGGTATGCTGATTGCAGGCCTCGTCCTCTTTCTCCTCGAATGCGCCCTGCTGCCCTATCTTGAGGATATGCCTGTTGCGTATCTCGTAGCCGTGCAACAGATTAACCTGCCTGCCGATCTTGTCGAGCGTGTGGAGTATCCGGTCCTGCCGGTCAGCAGCTTCAGCCTCATCGGCGCTGTGTTGAGCCTTCAGGAAATAGTCGAGGTCAAGACATGCTTGCTCAAGGAACGGGTGCCACGCCGTCGCGTTCACGGTGTATATGTCGTGGAAGTCAGACTTTTTGTCAGTGTCGTTAGCCATTGTCTGCCCTCAAAAGCTCGGATGCGTCTACCTTTTGCATCCCGTCTATCTCGGCGAGCAAATCCCTCGCCCTGTTCGCCGCACAAGACCTTTCGGCGTATGACCCTGAACGTCCTATTTGCGCCACTTCCCGGAGCATATCTTTAATACGAACGTCAGGACTCTTGTCTCTGTCGGCATTCCTGTTGCAATTTATATTTGTACCGTTCTCAGTCACGAGTCGTAGGGCTGAATAGTGGCCACCAATGGCGGCGATACCATCCCTGCCCCGTAACCATTTTTCGAGATCATCGGCCAATGGTACACTGGGCGGATTCCATTCGCCAGTGCAACTCTTTGCCAACATGAACTTGTCGCCTGTCGCAGTGTCTACGATGTATAGTCTGTTGTTAGCCATTGTCGACCCCTACGTCTTTGTTTTCAAAGCTACCGCATTCACCATCCGGCCTCACAGTTTGGCACATACGGCCTTCAAACCTGCACTCTTCACATTTATCCATCTATATTTCCTCGATAGGACACATGCCAGCTAATTCTCGTAGCTTATTACGGATAGCCCGCAAACACTGCTTGCAACACCCCGGTCGACTAACCCCCCGGAAAGGTATTGTACCGCCACCCAAAGACGTAAAAGCTATTGACACAACAGCCTTTCCTTTTTTGCACAGCTCACATTTAGCCATTTACTTTGCCGCCTACTGTAACCTTATAAGCATCTTCAGGTTGCACCGTACTATCATCATGTCCCTTCGCCGCCTCTTTGTCGATGATCTCAAATAGTCGCTCTGTCAATCTCCGCACTGAATGCTCTTTACCGCAACCGCATCCCTGATATTGCCGAGCGAAATTCTCACAGGAGCATTTCCGGGCCTTTGCCAAGTCTAACGACCTCTTTGCTACGAAGATATCATCTACAGCCATCTACCCCACCCTCCGATATTTCCGGCCCCAGTCAGCAATCTCAGAATCCGAGACTTTGTTCTGTTCGACCATAATATACATTTCCTTTTCGATAACCATACTCAGATATCGCATCGCATCGGCGTAGTGGCTCGCCGAGTCATGGACGGGCTTCTCGGCATACATCCCCAATGATTCTACCCACTCCCTGCGGTAAGATGCAAGAGCTTTTACCAAAGGTTTGCACTTTTCCGAGTCTATCCACAGCGACGGGAACAGGTTCGTCACCCGCTCGATGCCGTCCAGCACGCTCATCTCTCGTGGTAGCTTCGTGAATACGATGCCTTGCTGCTTGGCGGTGTCGTACAGCGAAACCCCTGTCCCCTGCTCTTCCTTGCTGATGTCAGACGGGCAGAAGTACTTGCCGTAGTTGTATCTGTGGGCACCTCGCTTCTTGTCCAGCATGGACTTATAAAACGCCATACCACCCCGGGCATCGTCTTTCTTGTCCAGACAAAAGCAATCGATTGTGTGCACCCGCAAGTCTATCACTTGAAAGAATATCCACGGCGTGTTTACCATAATCCCCAAATCGCACACAGTATGCACCGGGAAACGGGGATTGTGAGGAACTGTACATATCCGGTCATCTTCACGAGCTTGGCTGATCTCTAAATCATAGTACGATCCCTCAACGGCAGCTACCCGTGCCTCCTCAAGTGTCGATGGATGTTGCTTGAACATTAGATGCTTTAGCGTTTTCTTCTTTGCCACGTACCACGCCCGCTGTTCAATGGCGATAACCTTGCTGAATATCTCCTCCAGCTTATCGAAGTATTCATGCTGCCGATTACTGATCTCCACGTACTTGGGCTCGGTCCTGTTGCTGGCTTTCTCATGCCAAGGGAAGAAGTGGAGTTTATAATCCATCGGGCCAAGGTCTTTATTGGCCAACATAAGGGCCTCAGCCAAATCCGTCATGTCAGCAAAATCACCCACTGGCCCCTCAAACGTGCTCTCAATAAAGATAAACCCCCCCGCATGGACTGTCTCGATTGCCCCCGACTTGATCTCCTCTGCTTTCTTTGGCGCGTGGGTGCATACCCAGCCATATTCCGAGACGTGCAGGTATTGCAAGGTGCCGGACCTCATCGATGTCCCGACGTAAATGCTTGAGTTGTTTGAGAACAGCAGTTCCTGGCTGTCGTCTTTGAGTAGGGTTATACAACCCCTAAGGTCGGACGGCAGGTTGTCGTAAGCGTACTTGATCTTGTCCCTGAATATCTTCTTGGCATCAGCCAGCTTGTGGGCTATCAAGCCGGCACGGACATTACTGTTGAATAAACAGGCGTCAAGCATGAAAATGGAGATGAAGGTCGTGATCCCGTGCTGCCTGCTCTTGGGTATGATATTGAGCCAGTGGAGGGCAAAGTAGAGGATCCGCTGCACAACGTTCATCTTGAACAAGAAACGGTTGCCGTCCTCGTCAAGCTGATAATACAAGTGATTGAGACGCCAGTACCTATTCCCCAGCTTCTTCGCTCTCTTGCTAAGAGATGGATTATTTAACTTGTTTGCCACGCATTATGCCCAAAAGAAACTTTCTTTGCGCTGGATTAGCCCTAAGACCTTGGCACGAATACAGTTTATCTATCCGCCACCTTGGATTAGCCAAGAGCATCAGCCTCATCAGGAGTTGGGAGTTTTCCTTTACTGCTACCATCGATTAAGCCTAAAAGAGTTGCGGTTTCTTTGTCGAGGGTGTGTTCGATATGGTCAGTTACCTTGCCGCAACAGCGGTCCAGGACAAGCTGGGCGGCTTTGACGTTGCCTTTCTTCGCCAGCTTGAGCATCTCCTTGGCGATCGCCTTGACGTCTTTTACGGTGATTGCGGCCTTGAATGCCTGGGCGAGGGTTTCTTTACGCTTAGCAGCGGGGGATTTGCTTACCTTGCCGGCTTGATTGCCTTTGGTGAATTTACCCCCCGCATTTCGACCGCTCGGTATCGGTTTCTTCTTGGTAATAGCCCGCTTTTTAACCGTTTTCTTCGCCATATATTACAATATACGGCATTTGGGGTGCTTGGTCAACATAAATGGTGCGAAATTTATTCGGACGTGTGGTCTTTGTGCATCATTCTGGCTTTTTGTAGCCTAAAACAACGGTCATTACGTGAAAATAATCTGTCCGATCCAAGAACCT